CGGAGAATGGCACTCCAGGTTCACTCCAGGTGTTTCCAGAAGGCATGACAACATCCTTCTTAGCCATACCAACGGCATTTAAATACGGCGTTCTCTCAAGGCCCTCTCCGTTCATTTGAGCAGGTAGTGATGTGCGGCCATAATTATTAATGACTTCACTTACACCTGGTTGTACGGCCGGATTTGCATCTTCTGCTATGTTATACGTTGCCATAATATATCTCCGTTATTGTTGGCCAGAGCCGCTCGAGCATTGCGCAATTTGTGCTTCATATGATGAAACCAATGCAGCGTTGCCTCCGCCATTGATGTATTGTTCTTGAATGTCTTCTCTTGGGTTTTCGAAATACCGAGTGAAGTAATTTGCAGCTTCGGTCGCACTCGTAAACGATCTGTTAGCAAACTTAACACCTTCAGGATCACTATTGATCGCGTACCGGACTTGTCCGGTTGGATTTGTCTGCCAATCGGGAACCGCCGCAATAAATGCTTCTTTGCGTGATGGGAATGTGTATTGGAACAATCCAACACCGCCTCCTCCGCCAACCTCCAGTACACCTGGGTTGAATCCCGATTCTCTATGAATATTTACAAGCGCGCCGATTGCGTGATTATGGCTCAGACCACTATTTCTTAGATCCGCATACGCTGCGCATGGATCGTATGTAGTATTTGTTACTGGGGTCGTGTCAAAGTCTTGAGTCACACCGGTTACGTCTCTTGGAAGAGAAGTGTACAGACCGCCACTAATCGATCCAATCACAAATGGATGCTGAGCATCTCTTCCATCCATAAAGAATCCAAAAACAAGTGTACCTCTTTCTGGCCAGTTAAACATTCTATTGAAGTTGCCATTGACTACATACGCCCATGGCAAGTCGTCGGTTGTTACTGTATCAAGAGAAGTATCTGTAGGGTGATAACCAAAGCATCTTACTTTCAGCCGACCGTCTCCAGCAGCTTCTACCTGTTCAACTATTCCGATGAACCAATGTGGATTAAAACCTCTTTCACTTATCATGATAACTTAATACCGCCTCGTGTTAATTTAAGTTGCTGCTTAAAAACATTACCATCAAATACAGAGTTAACTGATTCGACTAAATACATACCATTGAGACGCTCTTCTTCCTCGGTCGTCTTTTGATATGCGTGCTTATATAATGTGATGTTGATGTAAGATCCAGCGAAAATGTCGTTTCTTCCGTACACCGTTACATTCAGTGTATTCATATTGTGGTTATAGAAATGTGCAAGCTTTTTTGTGTATAGATCTGAGTAATGCGGATCTGGCCGTATTCCTTCACCGCCTGGGACACCGGGGCCGGACCAATCTCTAAAAACGTGATATTCCTTTTCGCGGGACATCTTTTCGCGAATAAACAGTTTATCATGAATAGGATTTAAATCGGGATCGTGATTTTCTTCTTCGGTATAATCATACGATTTTGAATCAATATTCATTGTAAGCAAGTTGAATTCATAAACTATTCTACGATATCCACCTTGTGCAATCGTATCAATTGTATTCACACGTGTGCCAAAATTAACATCAAGTATTTCAGTCATTGCAGAATATTGTGAATCAGCACTAATTGACCCAGCATAATTGCGTTTGTAATCAATTACTGGTCTTTGAATTAAACTATTATCAGTTCCAGATGTAATCGCCCTTTGTTGCATAAATTCGTTTGTAGCAAAAAAGAACGCATCTCTTGCTTCAAAGAATCTAAACGTTTGAGAAGGAGTCATTCCGTTATTAAGAGGATTCTCATCTGAATATGCGTTTCTCACGAACATATTCATTGCTTCCTCTGGGCTATATTTTGGAATAACAAGTTTTTGGCGATTGGTTGTTTTTTCAGCAATCAAAAACTTGAGCTTTTTGCCAAATAGTTCTTGAACTGGTCGTTGATAATACTCATCAAAAGCGTCAGTTGCGTAATCACTAATAAGCTGTGTACCAGCAATTGATTCGGTGTAAGCTCTTTGGAGATATGCATTTTCTGACAGAAACTTATAAGGAGAAGTAAAGTTTAGAGTATATTGAACAAAGCTTGGATTCTTTTCATCGCCATAAGATACGTTATCCACTGCATACACAAAATAGTATTCGGTTCTTTCATTATCAAACCAGTCTGCATATGTTACTTTAATAAACTCTTGGCCCCGAATAGGAAATTCGTTGAGAATATCGTATGATTCGAATATAGTTGCACTGCCACGAATTGCACCGTTGTTCATGGACTCGAGGATATTAAAACTTCCAACAAGACCAAGCATATTGCGCTCAACATTCAACGATTTGTTGAGAAGCGTAAACTCACGCAGTTCGTAATGGCCGGCCTGTTTAATATTAGACATTCATTAGACTCTTTAGATCTTTCTCAACGCGTTGCGCATAGTCAGCATTAATAAGAAAAATAGTTCTACGATTTTCATTTTCTTGTGATTCGTATTCATACACTCTCACAGGAGTCCATTCACCTGTAACTACATCACCGAGACGATAAGTGTCATACGATATTTTAATAGTCGGATCAGCATTCTTTGTGCAATACACGACGTTTGTATCGATTAAAGTACTGGACAAAAACGTATCTACATTTAAAGCCAATGAATGTGTGATAGTGCTATTCGTAGTTGTCGTGATATTAATCGCTGTACCATTTCTTGCATTTGTCGCAGATGTTGCAAGTTTAATAATGTTTGAATTTACTCGAATGATATAGTATGTTGTGTTATTCGCGAGGCCGCCAATCACTGGACTTCCAGTGTAAATAACTGGATCCGTCGTTTTAAATCCATGAGCAGTTGATGTAATACGATTAGAAGATACATTAACTTTATCACCAGCAAAAGAGATTGAATGGGCGTATTTCTTGCGAATCGTCGACTCAAACTTTTCGTTGGAGAGAGGCCACTGCGTGTAAGGATCAATAATGTTATTTGCTAAATATATCATCCATACTTTATTTACATCGCCGTAATATAGCTGTGCGATATCTTCTGCTCTATCGTCATTCGTTACTGTGTACGGTAAGAATAAATACGGATCGGCTTGAAGTTTTTCTGCAACCTTTACACGACGTGTAATATCGGTTACTGATACACCATTGTACTCTATCTTTGGGAAGTAACGGAAATACTTAGCCATTATGCGTAATCCTCTTGAGTGTGAATCTCGGATTCAATGATCGTAACTGCTAAGTTTACCATTGCTGGACGGGAACCGGTTGGACCTTTGTTCACTACGACGTGTCCTTGAGGTGTGTAATCGACTGTCACGTTTGATATCATCGCAGTTTTAAATAATGGGAAGTAATTTTGATCGAGGCCAACGAAGAATACATCAACCATATTTGGATAATTCAGTAGAGCTCGGCTGAGAACATTCGACTGAGTGCCTTCAACACCGCCATAGGAAGGCAATGACACTGATTTAAATCTTTTTACAATATTACGGATTTGTTCAGATTCTGTTTCATTATTCGGAATCATTGTCCATTCAAACGTATATTGCTTCAGGGCGATACCGTTAAATACAAGAGCTTGGTGAGGGTTAACTGCAGTACCTGTTCCAACAGATATACCTTGCTCAATCTCTGATCCACCGATTGATGTTAATCCTGCACGAGCAGCAAATGTTGCGAATGACGCTAAACCACTTGCGCTAACATTTCGAGGATCGAGAGCGCCGCCACCAGTCAGTTTGCTAATTGCATCTGTTGCTGCGCCAATTAAACCTTGATCAGAACCCATTGCAGCGGCTACGTCAACAACTGCAGCACCAGTGATTCCAAGTTCACGACCCATTACATCTGGACTTGTTACGTCCTGAATAGTCTTTGGCAATGGAAGAGCGATTGAGCCATTCGACACAGTAGCCGTGCCACCCGCTGGTCTAGGACTGTAGTTTTTAAAGTTAAAGATCATTGCATGGGAAGTAACTTCCGAAGGATACCTCAGAAGCGCTGAAGCAACATTTGATGCGCTTCTGTTTCTGCTAATAACATCTTGTGCTGGTCTGACGAATGCCATGAAGTATCCTATAAATACGTAGGTAGTTTAAGATATTTATATGGACATTCATGGCGTATTACCAAGGCAGATTCAAACCAAAGAATCCACAGAAATACAAGGGTGATCCGACTAACGTCATATACAGATCTGGTTGGGAACTTAAGTTATTTAATTACCTCGATGAACACCCAAATGTAATCAAGTGGGGAAGCGAGGAATTGGTCATTCCATATAAGAGCCCGATTGATGGCCGATGGCACAGATACTTTCCCGACGTCTATGTAGAACAGATAAATATAGATGGTACTAAACAAACGATATTAATTGAAGTAAAACCGGAAGCACAAACGATTCCTCCGAGTCAGAACAAAAAACTGACGCCAACGGGAAAAGTGAGCAGGAAGTATTTGAACGAAGTTATGACATATGGCGTGAACGACGCGAAATGGAAAGCAGCTCAAGAATTCTGTGCAGATCGAGGTTGGAACTTCTTAATCATGACTGAAAAGCATCTATTCGGAAAGTAACATGGCGATTATATTTGATACAGTCTTAACAAAGGGTATTCGAGCTGGCCAAATGCCGGCACGAACCGAGGCTGCACGCCAGTGGTATCGAGACACTGCTCAGAGTTATAGACGTATCGATGAAAAGACCCTTATGAAAGGTGATGCTGAGAGACTCACAGTAAAGCCTTTAGTTGGTCAGATGTATATGTATTACTACGATCCGAAGCATAAAGCAACTCTTCCTTATTACGATAGATTTCCATTAGTGTTCCCATACCGTAAAGTGCCAGGTGGATTCATGGGGCTTAACCTACACTATCTTCCATATATCTATCGTGCTAAACTTATGGATGCTCTATATGACGTTGCAAACAACGATAAGTTTGATGAAACAACTAAGCTGAAGTTGAACTATAATATCCTAAGCAGTTCATCAAAGTTCAAATATTTTGCACCTTGTGTTAAGCACTATTTAACAGAACAATTACGTAGCCGATTCTTGTATGTGTATCCATCAGAGTGGGACATCGCTCTATTTCTTCCAACGGAAAGATTCCAAGGCGCGACAAAGCAAAAAGTCTGGCAAGACTCAAAGAAACTCATAGTATAAGGCCGCACGATGGTATTCAATATCAACGATTTTAAAGCACATGTTGGCAACAGAGGGTTGGCGAAAAACAACCTGTTCTATTGTGCTATTACTATCCCAACTACTTTGAGTAATACTGTTGGGTCTACCATCACTTCAAATGAACTTACGTTCTTTTGTAAGTCTGCTCAGATTCCATCATTTGATCTAACGACAGTATCGTTTAGACAACACGGTTATGGCAAAGAGTTCAAGAGACCAATGGACTTCAATACTTCTTCATTACCGCTGATTTTTATGGTCGATGCTGAATTCGGTGTTATGAAGTACTTCCATAAGTGGATGCAGTCTATCTTCAACTTTAACACTGGTACAGTTGCTGCAGAAGACGTATATCGTAAACTGCCAAATGAATTTGAGTATCGCGATAACTATGCTGCAAGAATTGAACTGTATGTATTCTCTGCGAACGATGTGCAAAAAGTCTATAAGTACACGTTTGATAAAGCTTATCCGGTATCAATTGGTACTGTCGATATGTCATGGGAAAATCAAAGTGACGTGATGTCTTTACCAGTTAACTTTGAATATGACTCACTCACTCTTGAAACTATTGAATACGCGTCAATTGCACCTGATCTAGATCGTCAAAATGGATTGATTTCATACATCAGCGCAATTAATGGAATCGGTCAAGCGATTAACCAGATACAGCGCCCACAAAATATTCAAGACATTATTCTTTCATACACAAACATCAACACCATCCTCGGTGCATTATAATGGAGTTACACTATGGGTTTACCTAAGATTGATTTACCACTTTTCGAATTGGTTCAACCTTCAACTGGAAAGAAAGTCAAGTACCGTCCTTTTACAGTAAAAGAAGAAAAGATTCTCTTAACTGCTCAAGAATCAAAGGACGTTGACCAAATCATCCTTGCGATAAAACAGATCATTGGCAACTGCTTTACCGGAGTTGATCCGGAGACGCTACCAATGTTTGATCTCGAGTATATGCTAGTTAATATTCGAGCAAAATCGGTAGATAACGTAATTAGATTCTCTATCACTGATCCAGACACAAAAGAAAAGGTTGATCTTTCTCTTAATGTAAATGATATCACTATAAAGCATAAGGAAGGTCATACAAACAAAATTCAATTGAACGATGACTACATTCTTATTATGCGGTATCTAACAGTAAATGAATTAAGAGAGATTGCAAACAAGTCAAATGAAATGACTCAATTGAAACTTTTCAATATCTTTATCAAATGTATTGATGCGCTTGTATCAACTACATCAGATGAAGTTTTTAAATTTTCAGATTTCACAGAAAAAGAAGTGAATGAATTTATTGAAAGTCTTGATACCTCAGCGACAAACAAGATTAAAAACTTCTTCGATACTGCTCCAGTGTTGAGATTCGAGGTACCTTATAAAACATCTGATGGTGTGCAAAAGACTTTTGTTATGGAAGGTGTAGAAAGTTTTTTTATCTAATGGTCTCCCACAATAGTCTGGGTTTGTATTATAAGAATATGTTCGCTTTAGTTCAAATTCATAAATATAATCTAGATACAATCGAAAATATGATACCATATGAGAGAGACCTCTACATCGAAATGTTAGCAGACTTGATTAAAGAGTCCAAACAAAAGGCATAACAATGGTAACCACTACCACCGTACAAGTTGATCTCACCCCATTGATGGGAGTGCTTAATAGTATTAACGCCTCGATGGTCAATCAAACATCGGCGATTGAAAACCTTGTTGGTATCACTGAGGAGTCGATTGAAGATCAAAACCGAAGCGCAGCGTTTGGTCGTTCATCAAATATATTAAATACACTTTTTAGCGGAGTTCAGGCTGCCGGCGCAGGAATAGGATCTGCTGCCGGCGGAATCGGTGCTGGTGCGAGTGGCATCGGAGGAGGCATAGGAAGTGCACTAAGTGGCCTTGGCGCTGGTCTTGGTGGTGCTGCCTCTGGTATCGGTATGGGTGTCGGCGCTGCAGGCTTGGGTATCGGAGCATTGTTGGCAGGAGGCGGTTATTTCCTTGAGGCTTTAGAAAATTTTGATGGTGAAAAGGTTAAGGACAATGTTCTTGAACTTCTTACTATTTCGGAATCCTTTACCGGCGGCATGCTTCAGTTCTTTGCTGAAGGCGGAGCATTTGCTGCAGCAATGACTGGTATTGGTATTGGCTTAGCTGCTTTTGGTGCTGGTAGTGCAATTGCTGGATTGAGCGATGCTCTCACAAAATACTTTGGTGTAGAAGACTGGGCTGATTCAGTCAAGAACAATGTCGTTACATTAATGTCCATTGCAGATAGTGTCGGTGGCCAAATCACATTTTTTGCAGGCGGAGCTACGTTCTTAGCTGCTATGACTGGTATTGGTCTAGGTCTCGGTGTGTTTGGGGCGGGTAGTGCAATTGCTGGAATTGGTGAAGCTCTTGCCCGCTTCGGCGGTGGAGAAGAGTGGTCTCAAAATATTAAGAATAACGTAATCACTTTGATGTCGATCGCAGATGATCTAGGTGGAGCCGGGGCGTTTATTGGCGATAGTGCTACGTTCTTATTAGCAATGACGGGCATCGCTGGAGGTTTGGCTCTATTTGGTGCAGGATCTGCTATCACTGGACTGAGTGAACTCTTGACTCGCGATGACTGGGCACAAAAGATCAAAGATGATGTTAACACATTAATGTCAATCGAAGATTCTCTTGGTGGTAAAGCCGAGATGTTTGGAGAAACCGGAACATTTATGACTGCGATGACTGGTATTGGAGCCGGACTTGCGGTGTTTGGTGCTGGTAGTGCAATCACTGGATTGTCGGCGCTAATCAATAATGAAGACTGGGCATTAAAGATTAAGAGCGATGTATTAGCTCTTCTATCAATTGGCGATTCTATTCCTGGCGATGATACATTCGCAGAAGGTAGTGGTAAGTTCTTCCTTGCGATGTCTGGTATTGCTGCCGGGCTTGCTGCGTTTTCTGCTGGCCAGTTTGTTGGCACATTAGAAAACGGAGTAACATCTGTTCTATCGTTCTTTACCGGTGCTGAGAATCCATTTGATCAATTGATGAGATTAGCCGATAACGCTGATGAACTCATGACGGGCGCAACAGCACTTGAAAAAATAACTGATGCACTGAATGCTTTTGCTGGAATTAAAATATCAAGTATGAACATTGATTTTGAGCAACTTGCTACAGATTTAGGAAAAGCAGTTCCATTTTTAGATGCTTTAGCTAATGGCGGAGAAGTAGAAGGATCCGATGGTTGGCTGAGTAGCCCTATAGTATTCCCTAAAGGTATTCTTGATCCAACACTTAGATTAGGTGAAATGGTTGATGCCATTTCAAAGGTAAACTATGTGTTAGGTCAAACTACAGAAATGCCAATTAGGACTAGACCGGTGGCAGAAATTACCTCGCCAGTCGTACCGCAAGAAGCAGCAGTTAACAGTACGGGCACGACTGTTGCTCCGGCAATAGTAGATAATAGAACTACAGTAGGCCCAACGAATAACGTTACAAATACTACTATTGTAACGACGACGAATGCATCAAGCGCTTTGAGTTCCTATAGCCAGTTTCAATTAAACGGTGTTCAGTAAATTAGCTGATAAAGACCCCAGCAAATCACACCAATAATAATCCAACCAACTATTGGCGAACCTGATGCTTGAGCTGACTGTTGTTTTGAGGTCGCACTCGGCTTGCGTTTCGTTACACGTCTTTTCTTATTCGCACCGAACAAATTTGCCCAGAATTTAGCGCTTTGTTTTTGTTGTCTTTTTCTTTCTTGTTCAGCACCAGCTGTTGAATAGACAGTTTTTCTATGTGTAAAACCAGCGCCATCTCTCCAAGTTTGTGTAATCTTGTTTCCGGTCTTTGAGTTATTGCTGTAAGTGGTTCTAAACTGTTTACTGCCGGTTGAATTCGAATTTGTTATCGAACCATTGGTATTATTAATAGTCTGAGACCGCCGCGAATTTGCGCCAGTCTTCTTTGAAGTTCTTTTATATCCCATATTATCCTCCTATGAAGAAGGAGCCCGAAGGCTCCTTCTTTTAGACTCAGTCTCCAGCCGCTAGGCTCTTGAAGAAGTCGAGAGTATCGTCGTCTTCATCCAACGATGGAGTGAATGACGGAGATGGAGTTTCCTCCTGCTTAGGAGCGGTACGCTCTTTAAACTTTGGAGTGAAGTCCATCTCCGCGTCGTCCTCGGCAGCCGATTTCATGGGTGCGTGTGAGCTGCCATCAAGACCGAGAACCTTATAGAGTTTAGTCTTCAGTTCAGCGTAGGTCTTGAAGTTTTTAGGATCGACGATCTCTTTCAGAGAATGCTGTTGCTTCCAGATCTCTTCAAGGTGTTCGTCGGTAAATGACTCACCACGCGAGTTTGTCATAGGACCGGCTTCACTGAACTCAGAGCGATCATAGTTACGGTAGCCTTCGTAGTTACGAATCTTCAGTTTGAAGTCAGCACCCTCCCACATGTCGAATGGGTTGACCGGAGTCTCACCTTCGTACTGTGGGTTCATTGCTTCCTGAAGCTTCTCCATAATTTTCTTACCAAACTTGTAAAGGAAAACCTTACCCTCATTTGCAGGGTTAGCAGCATCCTTCACAACATAGATGTTGGCATGAAAGTTAGTGCGACGCTTTTGCTTGCGCGCGATCTCTTTATCCGACTCGTTACCAGAATTCCAGAGTTTGGAATTGTGCTCAGAGACCGGATCATCCTGACCAATAGTGGTCAATGAGTTCTCAATATACCAACCTCCAGGACCTTGGAAACCATGGTCATGCATCTTGACAAACGGAACATCTTCACCTTCTGGGGCAGGCAAGAAGCGGATAACAGCATATCCATTCCCGGCCTTGTCGACATCGGGCTTCCAGTATTTGTCATCGTTGTTGTTAGATTGGCCCCCTGCCGTCTTTTGAAGTTGCTGGTTCAGTTTGTCGAACGAAGACGAACGGGCTTTTTTGAGAGCTGCGAATGAGCTAGACATAATAGTAT